AGATTCACTCCGGAGACTTCCTTCGTGGTGATCGCACCTGTGAGCCATGAGCCGTTTGTGTAATACTGGGCTATGGTTATTCTTCTCAGCCAAGCCTTCCGACGCTTAGTGAGAAAGTCTGCGGTCCAACCCATTGCCATCCTCCTTTCATCAATCGTCCTGTGCCACAGGCACATCGTAGGTATTAGAACTGTCGGCTGTATTCACATTCACGCCATCTGAAATATAAGCTCCTGCCGTGCTGATATCAGGACTCGTTCCGGCAGGCGTTTCAGCTGTCGATGTGTGAGGATAGCCGTAGGTCTCTACATCAGTATCCACGAGGATGTCATCCTCTATGGCCTCACCAAGCGTGGAGACATCGGGATTCGTGCCGCAAAGCTCGAACGGATATATCCAGTGCCGGACGGAAACAACGCTGATGTTTGCTCCTCCTCCGTAGGCTATGGCCGTGATCAGTTCCCAGGAGATATGAGCCGGAACCTGTGCGTGCAGGATGTCCAGCAGCTCCCAAATGTAGAGAGTGCTTTCCGGATCTGTTACTAGGGGATTGATCGTCAATATGTGTGTGAAATGAACCTCGCTGTCACATCCGAGATAGGCACGGACAAGAGCCTTGATCCGAGGACGGCTCATTTTCTGTCCGGCTATCCATACCGCTTTCACGAGGTTTCGTCTGTCCTGAATGCTCCGGATGCCGAAGCCCGTTAGTCCGAGGAAGTTCTCATAATCGGTAAGCGTCGCTTCGTCCATCGTGTCGAAGAACCAGTTCCTGACGAAGTTCTCCATGGCCGTAGCTGCATCATCCAAAGTTCTTCCTGCAAACCGGTTGTTTGCATCCATCTCCCGGATCTCTCTCCAGAAGCGGGGCATGTAGCTCGTTATCTCTTCGTAACCGGATCGTTCCCGGTTGTAAAATACATCATGATCAAGCACTGAACACCACCCCCGACAGGACCGCTACGGAATCGCTATCGACTGTGATATTCTGTGTGCCGCCATTCAGCTTCAGGTTCTCATAGTCGAGTATCTCTTCCAATCCGGTCAAAATGGATCCGATCATACTGATTCGGACAACCTCCTGGCTATCATCTGATGTGTTCAAAGCGAGGTCTTTCAGATAGGCTGTTATTGCCTCTGTGGCAGCGTTTTCTGCTTGCTCCATAGTGCAACCGCTCTTTAACGTAATAGTGGCCGAGACGGTCAAATTACAGGCCTCAGCGGACACTGCAAGGAAGTGGGCTCCCATGTTGGCCACACCCTCACCCATGCCATCACCAAAGGTGTAGGTTGTGCCCTCAACCTCGACTTCGTAGCCGTCCACAATCGGATCGACATACTCCTGAACCTCTTCGACCAAGGTATCCGTGACCGTGAAGCCGTCAGCTGCAAAGAGCACCGCCTTGACCGTATTCTCACCACCCCACAGGGGGAGGATCCTCGCACGGCCGATTCCCTGGACTTCCTCACACCACTTCTTGTAGTGAGCGCGGTTTCCGTTCTCTGCCGGACCTGCTTTCGCTTCTCTCCATCGGGTTCGGAGGGCATCGTCGCTCTCCTCATCCACACCAGCTGTCACCAGCGATCCGAGAGTGGCCGATGTCAGACCTTCGATGTTCTCCATCGGGATCAGCTGAGCACCGGGAACAAGATCATTCGTTTCAGCGCCGGAAATCTGCGCCACCAGCAGCGTTGTATCTCCAACCGCCTGCCATGTCAGATAGTATTCTCCGCACAGAAAAACCGTTCCGTTCGGAGGTGTGGTACCAACAAAGACTCCATTCCAATAGGACGGTGTCGCAGGATGCCGGTTGATACCATCCCGGGCAGCTGCTTCCGTCAGGATGTCTCCATAGGTCGTATTGACCGAGTACATCGTCTGAAGCTGTGTCAGATCGTTGTAGAACTTCGTTATTCTGAGGATATGTCCGGCGGCTGCATCCATGTAGACGGAGCCCTCGCGGGTGTCAACATTCAGCGCCTCGCCCATATCCTCGGCTATGGCCTTCCAATAGTCCTCACTCTGCTCGTTTTCGTACATTACATCACCGCCTTTACCCTTGTGTCCCCGTAGATGGTGGTTACATCGCACTCGATGTCAACCTCATCTCCCTTCAAATTCAACTTGAAATTATCCACATTCAACACCCGGACATCCTCCATCAGCGCCTCCGTTACCAGCGCCGGGATCTCGGTTTCCAGAAACTCGTCCGAAAAACTGCCCGCCATGAATGCGTCCAGAACCTCCGATCCGTACTCGTCCGAGTAGATGAGGTTCTTGAATCTCTCCGTCAGGAGGATCTTTGTCATAGCCTGCTTACATGCTTCGAGGCCATCACAAAAGCCGTAGATCCTGCCGTTTTCGAAGTCGATATTGTATGTCCTTGTTCTCTCGCTCGTTTCTTCCTCGATGATATCCACGCCGAGAACCAGGCTTGTTTCAGCAAGTTCCATAGCCTCCCTCCTTATATTCTACTCAAAACAAGGTACTTCTTGCCGTTCGCATAGCACAGCATATAAACCTTGTCATCCTTGGCCAACGCCTTCTGGATCGTGACGGACACGCCTCCGATTGATACCGTTTTCGCTCTCATATTCTCCGGAACAACCAGATCGACAGCTGTCAGCTGGATCTTCGTGTCTGCTTCCAGAGTGATCTTCAGCGGACTGGCCTGCGTTACAGTTCCAGTCTCGATAGATACCGGCACCCGGGACTTTTCGGATATTCTGGCGAACAGTTCTTTTAGGCTTGTGCCTTCAAAATTATCCATAGAACCTCCTATCCAGCCTCATCAATATTCTTCGCAAAGTTCAGCTTCAGGCTCATGGTGTGCGCTTCCCCTTTGAAGGTGTGCTTATCCTCATCCACATAAAAGGTCTGCTTCAATCCCAGGTGCGGGATTACAACATACAGACACCCTCCTGAAACGATCTCCGGAATGCCGATAGCACTTACAGAAAGCGTCTTTTGAGGATATCCATTCTCTTCGATCATTGTTTTTACCAACTCCTTCAGCGAAGCTTCGGTGTAGTCCTTCTCCGCTGTATCCACCTCGGCGAAGGTCCCGATCTTCGATTCCAGAGCAGTGTTGATCTCCTCTTTGAGTAACTGTCCTTCCTTGTTGTAGACTCGGTATCTGGTCTTAATCTTCTCGATGGAATCAGTATAACTATATCCAGTTAGGTTCTGGCCGAACTCGACAACAAACTGATTGGCCTCTTCTTTCCTTCGCAGGAAGTCAATCGTCCGACCGTTGGCCCGGATGTAATACCGCTCGCCTTTTGCCTTATATACTGCTGACATTGCTTCACACATGGCATCATAGTATGTGGTCTTTGACTTCTTCAGACTTTCGATCTTGAAATCACATCCGACCACAGTTCCCTGGATCAGACCAGCTCTCTTGATGCAGTCCCGGATGATCTGATTGACCGTCCAGTTCTCATATGAGAAGCTGTCCTTGCTATTGGACAGATACACGCACACATCATAGGCTTTCAGTTTGTTCTCCTTGCTCTGCGTGATCGTCTGCTTCATGATGATTCCCCGGAACAGCTCCTTGCCGTCGAGGAACATCTGCACCGTCCATCCTTCGACGGTCTTTATGCTAATCGTAGCTTTCGGCCGGTCGTAATCATCAACCAGCGTCATTTCCAGAGTTCGTGGTCCAGAGGATTTCTTACCACTCCACACCACCTGCTTCACCATGTCGGTGAAATCCCAGGAACCGGAGGCATTGTATATAATCAACTGCATTGCCATACGCCACCTCCTACGGAATCACCAGCACATCACCGACATAGATCACCGTGCTATTTGCTCGCTTGCCCGAGAAAATGTTCTTATTCGCCGCGATGATGTCTGTGTAACGAGCTCCGTTCCCGTAATACTTCTTGGCTATATTCCACAGGCAGTCTCCTTTGACTACTGTATAGGTCTTTGGCTGCACCTTTGTGCTCGTCCGGCCTTCGGTTGTAGCCGTGGTCTTTGCCGTGGTCTTCGTCTGCGTATTCGTCAGGCTCGTGGTCTTCATCTTGATCTTTCGATACTGCGTGGAGATCACCTTCGTTACAGTGATCGTGAAGTACACAGATCCAGGATCACCGCCCTGCTCATAAAGTTCGTAGGAAATGCGGCACGGGAAAGCGTGGGATGTTCCACCGCCTCCGCAGTAGATGAACCTCGCCGGCACCGTCAAATGCGCCACCGCAGAAAGGAAAGAAGCTCCGTCTGCCGGGGAGATCGGATTCTTGATACTCCCCTGGCATGGCTTTTTCGGAAAGAAGCTCGAAAACTTGATAACCTTTGCATCCGGCATCTTGGAGAGAAGGGTGCCGCCTTTTCCGTAGACGTACACCTTCTCGTCCTTCGATGGCATTTGAATTGTCACCTTTTCCGGAAGAACCGGAAACTGCATCGACTGCTTATCTGAGTCATAGCACAGCCACATCTCTGCCATATCCAGCCCTCCTCTTAATAGTCATATACCTGATCGGAACCGGTAAGCATTTCTTCTGCTAAGATATCCATCAGGTTTTCTTTGATAACATCCTTTACATCGTCCCACACCTGCTCTTTGTCGGCGTTCCGATCCAACTGAATAGAACCGGATCCGTTGATATTGAGCGTGATGGTTTTCTCGCTCCTGCTGGTTTGAGATGATTCGATATAGGTATTGTTGCTTCGGTTGCTCTCATCCGTGATGGCCACCGTTGATGTGTCTCCGTAGGATACATTCTCCCGAGGTGTATCGAGCGACTCGATGAGCTTCTCAATATGCCTGAAGTCATTATCATAGATGCCGCCCTGTTCCCGGTAGAAGCTGTCGGATGCCGCCTTATCTGCACTTCCAACTTCCTCTCCGATCTGTTTTCTTTCTGAATCAGGAGATACTTCCCTGTTCAGATTGTCATACGGATCATTGAGCGCATTCAAGATCTTCTCTGTCTCGGAATGCGGGAATACCACATCTCCTCCACCGGATTTGATCAGCTCCGGACCTTCCTCACCAGCCAGATAGAACGGCTCGGAGAAGGTAGTACCTTCTGCATGACCGGGAACGCCAGTGCTCGGAGTTCCGGTATCGCCAAGCTCACGGTTTACAGCAGCACTAACAGCCGCCGCCGCAGATGTCGCATAGTCCTGCATGTGCTTGATACCGTTGATGTATCCCTGCAATGTTGCACACGCTGCCTGATATGCTTCATCCTCCATGTTCATATTGTTCACGGTTTCGGCGAAGCTTGCCTCGATCTCGTCGAGCCTTGCATCGTAGTCCGTAGCCAGAGTAGCCATATCATCAGCTGTCTGCGCCTGAGCCGTCTGCAAGGATTCATACTGCTTGGCCATAGCCGTCAGCTCCTCGTCGGAAGCCTTGGCCATGAGTGCCAGATACTTCGCTGATTCCTCGGAACCATCGTCCATGCTTGCGACCAGGGCATCGAGACCGGCGATATTTCTGCCGTGCAGGTTTTCCAGATTGTCGGCATATTCCTGCCAGAACTTCATCTGGTCCTGCATTCCACGCTTCATATCGTCCAGCGATACATCCTGCGCATTCTGGAGGTTCTGATAAGACTGGATGATCTTCTTCAGCTCGTCATCCGAAGCTGTGGCCATCTGAGCCAGATATGCAGCAGCTTCCACAGATCCATCGTCAATGGCGGCCACCATATCATCCAACCCGGCGATATGGCGTTCATGCAGAGCGTCTATATTGTCCTGATAGCTGTTCCAATAGTTCAGCTGATCTTCCATGTTCTTCTGCATGTTGTCGAGAGATACCTTCTGGGCTTTCTCGACCTTGTCCCACAGGGCCCACGGTCCTTCTACTCCGTCAATGGTATCTTCCCATGCTTTCCACTGTCCCTGAATGCTTGAAATTGCGGAATCATACGCTTTCTGATAATCCTCAGCCAGCTTCTCAATGTTTTCTTTCTGGTTTGCTATTGCGATAGAAACCGCATCCCAGGAGTGAACCATTTCTTCGGAATTGCCTGTCGTAAGATCCTGATACTGCTCCATGATCTTCTTGGCTTCTTCCAGCTGGACTGCATTATCCTCAACTGCGGCCGTGATCTTATCGTATGCCGCTCTTGCATCGTCGAGATCCGATACTGCACCGGATCCCCACAACTCGTTCCATGTACCCTGAAGGGCACCCTGATTCGAGTATTTTTCTCTTGCTCTCTGGAGCTGATACTCAGCTTCCTTCTGCTTATTAACGAGGTCGGTCTGCTCTGCGATCAGGTCTGCGTATGCCTGCTGTGCAGCTTCGTACTCAGCCTGCTTTGTCGCACCGTTCACAGCGTCGATCTTTGCGGCCATGGTATCCAGACTTCCGTTGACATCATCAATCGAGATGCCGAGCTCCGGATACATCTGATTCAACCGCTTGATGATGGCTTCCATCTCGCCCTGGGATTTTGAGGACTTATCCGTGCTCGTAGACAGTTCCTTCAACCTATTGATCAGGTTTCCGGATGCCACACGGTTCT